ATCTCTTCATTAGCAGCTCCATCATACGATCAAGCTTAGTGTTTATCTCTTTAATATTTGTTTCAAGACCACCCATACGGTTCTCAACAGCAGTGTCTCTCTCACTTTGTGCTGCCAACTCCACCTCTATCTTAGTCAACCGTTTCTCGTCGTTCTCTAATCTATCTGACAGTTTCTTTATCATCCATCCGATAACGGCAAGTATTACACCAAGAGCTGTATCTAAGAAGTGGGAGAGTGATTCAGTCATTTTACATTGCTGCGATTATAAACGCTAGTAGTTCGTTATATCTAACACTCATTTGAGTGACTTCAGTATAACCGGGCGTTTCTTCGTAGTTAACTAGACGTTGTCCGTTTTCATCTATCTTCTCCCACCAAGTATCTTTACCTAGCATTGAGTAACGGAAAGCATCCAATCCTTCGCTTTCAAAAGCTGCCTGTAATTCTTGTGCAATAATACCGACATGGATGCGCGCGTCGTTACCTTTCTTAGCAACAGCATCTTTCATGCGATACTTCTTAATAAGACCTTTACACTTAGCAGCTACCTTTTTCTCTGCGTCGTTTAAATCTTCTATATCTTGCTTGAGGTTTTGGTCGGAACCGTTAAATGTACCATTGCTCCAAACATCGCCCCACCTAGCACCTGTTAAGCCTAAATCTTGACTTCCAGTAGTAGCGGGGTAAAAAGCACCTGTAGCAGTATTTGTACTACCAGTATTTGAATTTGCAAATCTAAAAGCCGACTGATCATTATTATTAAAAGCTATCTGAAAAAACTCATTTACCCCCACATTTGATTGAAGGTCTAGGTTTATTGAACTCGTTAAAGCAGAAGCGGTATTGGCAACTATTTGTAATATCGAGCTTATGCCTGTAGCACTTCCATTTCTTATAAACGCAGCTACACTACCACCAGCGCTGGCTGCTTCAAGGTTTATAATATTCGGGTTAGCTGTTCCTCCGTCTACACTTACCTTGAAAACAGATGATCCCGGTTGACCTATACCTACCGTATCTTGTGCTGCATTTGTGCTTATAAGATTAGCATCGGTATCACCTTCCACGCGGAAATCTACATCAGCACCGCCTTCGTTAACCGCAACTTCACTAGCAGCTACTTTAAAAGTAGTATCGCTGTCACTGATCTTAGCAGATGTAACAGCGTTGTCAGCTAACTGAGTAGTGTCAACAGCACCAGCATCCATCTCACTACCAGCAATCGTATCGCTTTTCTTTCGTAGCTCATGCCCACCAGCTGTACTGCCGTCGTGTACTATAACTGTGTCTTTATCGGTGTCTACGGTTACTTCTCCTTCAGCACCTGTAAAGCCAGCGTGTTGTGCTGTGGTTCCTCTTCTAAGTTTTACTTGTATGTTTGGCATAGTTATATGTGGTTATACGATTGATCCAAAGTCTAATGTTGTTGATAGTTTGTCTGAGTCTACTACTCCGTTAGCAATAGTAAGTGCAGTTGCTCCTGTTACGTCACCGGTGTGTGTAGCGTTTGTCACCTTAGCCGTGTTAGCAGCTACAGCAGTGTTGTTAGCTACTTCCGTGTCGAAGTCTGAGATAGTGCTAGCAGTCTGTGTACCTGTGTGGTTAGCTCTAGCTAGTAAAGTTGCATCACTACTGTTAGCGGTAGCACCGTCAGCTACGTTTAACAAAGTACGGGTCTGTGCTGTAGTAAGTTCTAGTATATCCGAAGAACTACCTGTATTGTTACCAAGTATCGTATTGGCAGGTATCTCTTCTATCTTAGCAAATGTAATAGAGTCATCAGCAATCGAAGCTAACGATCCAACAGGAGTACCGCCAGCAGTAGAACCGTCGTGTACAAACAAGTCCTTGGTATCAGTAGTATAAACAAGCTCTCCCTCCTGTCCTGTAAACGCAGCGTTCTCAGCAGCTGTCCCTCTTCTTATTTGTACTTCAATACTCATTTATGCAATTCCTCCGTAGCTGAATGATGCGGTCACTGGGTCACCCACTATACTACCGTAATCGTAATCAGTTGGTATGTCTGTTATAGCAGTCTTAAAACCTCTTTCAATAACAAGTATCTCAGCTAAGTTAGCGGGTGGTGTGTCAAAGCGTATCAGGTTACTAGCTCCTACGATTGTGTAGTCGTCCGGGTCTATGACCGCTCCTGCTACCGATACTAACATTGCAGTAGACGACGTAACATTAGCAGTAAATGTAAGAGCAAACTCTGTTTCACTACCGTCTCCTGTAAACTTACTAAAGCTAGGAGGACTGCCTGTACCTGTGGTTAGACCTGCAATAGCACTGTCAACGTATGACTTATTAGCTGAGTCTGACGCAGATAACGGTGTGCTTACACCTGTTAAAAGATTGCCGTTAATATCAACAGCACCTGATACTTTAGAACCGTCAAAATCATTCAGTGATCGATTGTCTACGTAGTTCTTAGTAGCTCCGTCTTGTGCGTCTACAGGATCAGCTAAGTCTTTTAAGTTTTGATTCTGTGCAGAAAAGTCCTGACTACCTTGTACCCGTTGTAGGGATGAGTCATTCAGTTCTCCTATTTCTTCATTTAAGAAACGGTTGTGCTGGTACGCTCTATCTAGTTCACTTTCAGTAAGTACCGATCCGTTCTCAAAGTCTACAAGGTTTAAGTCAGGCTGACTCTTACGACGTACTCTTACATTGTCACCAGCATTAACACCAAAGCTAGGAAACACACGAGTGACTCCTGATGTAGTAGATACCGAGTAATTGTTTAACGCTAACAACTCTCCGTTTACTTCTACTGTTATGTGGATTTCTTCAAGGAACGGGAACGTCACGATAAAACCTGCCGTAATGTCGGAGGCTGAGACGCTGTTATAGTCTACGTAGGTGTTAGCCATGATATTATATTATTACTTATTGAGTGAGGAGTTCAAGCACATCTTCTCTGTTTACGCCTTGTTTATTAAAACGCAGTGCTAATTCAGTGTTTCTAATTTTTAAAGCTACATCAGGAAACTCCTTAAGCATTTCACGTTGTGCTATCCGTTTATATTTATTTAGTATGGAAGTTATTTGCCTTACTCTCGGACTTTCTATTCCAAGTTCTCGATCAAATTTAGGAAGAGATTTATATTTAGCTGATTTAATTAATTTACTTAAAGACTGTCTCAATGTCCTTCCGCCAATTTTAACACTTTGTAATAACTCTAACCTGCGGTCGTGTGCACTTTGTCCTGATTGGTTTTGATACTCAAGTAAATCAACATTACCTCCTAGCATCTTTGAGCTTGGCTGCCTAAAACCGTGTTCAAGTTCTGCCATTTCTTTAAGTATAGGGTCTTCTTTCGCCTCGGAACTCGCTATAGGATTAATAAAGCCAAAAGTACCAAAATCAATAATTTTTTCTTCCCCTAATATATTTCTTTTAGGGTCAAGCATTTCACGTCCACCGGGCGTTTTCTTTAAAACAGCATCCGCTACACTTCTGACTTCCCTTAAAGCTTGCTTATCGTAATCTTGAGCTTGTGCAAAAACATTCGGAACAACAGTTCCCGCGTAGTTTCTAAGCACTCTATCGCCAAATCTTTCGGGTTCTTGAAAAGCATCAGCCCACAATTGTATACCCGCTAAATAAGATTTATTAGATAAGTTTCTAGATATAGCAGTTGCCATTGTTACAAAGACATCTTCAGCTTGTTTTTCGTTAGCTTCTATATCTTCTCTAAGCATTTCATGAATATCAGCTGTAGTTCCTAACAAAGTGGCTATTGGGTCTAATCTTTGGTAACTATAATATTTACCATCATAAAAAATACTATAAGGACGCCATCCTGTTTCTTCTAATATCTTACGCTGCCTGTCATTAGTTGGTCCTCCTCCAGTAATAATAGGTCTGTCACCTACGTTATTATTAAACACCATGTCAGCGAAAAGACCTAAAACACCAAAAGACGTAGCAACTTTACCAACAGCAGATGCTCTAATTACAGGGTCTTCAGAAGCCAAACCTTTTCTTAAAGCCTCTGCCTCTGATTTTAAACCGGGTACATTTAATATTTTATCCGTGCCGGGAATGCGAAACGAAGCAGCTAAAGGTGATCTCTCAAAAGCAAAACTTAATAAATTAGTTGGAGTCCGCACAAAAGGTAAAATAAATTTAAGCATAGGAACAGCTTGTGTTAAGTTTTGTATTCCTTTACCTAAAGTACCCTCCTCTAACTCTCTAGTGTGTGTAAAATACTTAGCCTCATCTAAAGCATAAGAAGCTAGTATTGATGCATTTTCGTCGAAGTTTTCATCTAAATAGTCGTTTATAAAGTCTGACCTTTGTTTAGCAAACTGTGCCCCGACCATTCCTAATTCATCAGCTTTTTCGGCTGCTATTCTAATCAAAGCTTCTTGGGACATTACTTGCCCGTTAGTGGTTACTACTTTGTTTAATTTATCAGCCACATAACCTGCGATTTCTTTAGGGTCTTTTATTCCTAAACTTATAGCTTCCATACCAGCTTTTAAACGTGCAGCCCTTCTAAAAGCTAATTGTTTAAATAATTCATCGCCTGTCAACAAACCTCTAGCAGGTAAGTTTATAACACCACCAAGTACATCTATTGATTTTTTAGTAAAACTTTTACTTTTATCTAGTCCTTTATTTAAGTCCAAAACATCACCTATTGCTTGTCTAGGGTCTTCAAGGGTTCTGCTTCCAATGTCTAAAACTTCTTTGCCAGTAACTAGTGTTTTAAATGCAGCCGAAAAAGCTTCTCTATATAAAACATAATCAGCCCACGACGCTATAGCGGCTTTTGCTAGTGGGATATTCCCTGTCAAAACTCCTCCTACAACCATTTCCGCTGTACCTAACATCTGAGTTAAGGCATTTCCTAAAAAGTTTACAGCCTGTGTTCGAGGTCCGCTTAATATGGAGTTAATCCAGTATTCAGACGTAGCATCAAGCAAGCTTTTACCTTGTGCTTTTTTAGCTAAACCTAATATTTTTTTTGCTGAGTTTTCAGGGTTATTAGGGTCGTACATTTCCTTTATAAGCTTAATAGCTTTTTTGGGTGACATACCCCCTGACTGGTTGTTTAAAAATTCTTTAACAAGAGTTGTATTTTGTAATTCACTTTTCTCCAATCCTATCTTTCTTGATATAGGTTTTTTCTGCCGACGCATCGCAAGGTTTTTAGAATCCTCTGCCCCCATTTGACGATAGTAGTCGTAGATTTCAACAAACTCGCTTAATTGTTTTCTTAACTCCGCTTCTGATTGCAAGCTTTCCGTTTCTTCAAACTTCTTAACAGCTTCCATTAAGCGCTCGTTTGATCCTCTCAATAAGTCTTTAAATATCTCACTCTCTACCCGTATGCGTCTTCTATCTTGAATAGACTTTGCACCCAACTCAAACAACTGGTTTAAGTCGTCATCTAAGAAATCAGCAGGTGCTTCATCAAACTTTTTAAGTAACTCAGG